TATGCGATTGTTTCTGGAGTCTCACCTTCGACAATGTCATACTCAGTAAAGTTTTCTGAGTTCTCAGTGAATGACTGAACCACCGCTGGTCTGATCGAAATGTCTTTAATGACCCTTCGCACGGAATCTGGAAACTCATATCCAACCGTCGGAAATGCGTCAAAATAGCTCATTAATCTTTGCTCCTGAATAGTGGTTCAACTTCAACGAAACTCAGGACAAGGTTAACTGACATCGGTGCGCCATCTTCATAAAGAGAGTTCTTTGCGTCGTTTCCATAGTTGATGCTGCAACTCGTGAGGTAGCATCGTTCGGGTTGATGATGGAAATTAAGTTTCTTGTCATATTTCATGTAATCAATGTCCCATTGCGCGGGAGTGTCATAAAAGTGAAGATCATTCTCTGAGCTTCTTGATGGAAGCATAAAATATTGGAATGAGTCGCATATCTTTTTGATTTCAATCGAGTCTTCCGCGTTCTTCGCGACGAAGCTGAATGTGTAATCGAAGTTCCGGTGTTGAACCCCGTTGAATAATTGCCAAGAGAAGTTGTTCACGGCTTGACCACGACCCCAACCAATAGCGTTCTGGAAAGTCTCGTTTTGAGCGATGGAATCACGAGCGGTCGCTGCCAACATCGAAGTTACGTTCCCTGCGAGGTTTGAGGAGATCGAACCGAGTTCACCAAGTTGTTTTCCCATCTCGATTGATTTGAGTCCGACTTCTGTTGCGGAGAATGACACACCTGTTCTTGACTGAAGATCGCTCGGAAGATAAAGATTTATCGAGCCACTTGATGAGATTCTGTCTGGTGACGCTTTTCCTTGATCTGCCCAATATGCCGAGATGTCATCACCGAATAGTGAATCAGTGACTTTTAGGGTTCCGTTTTTCGTCTGGCTATATTTTCCTGAGACCATCATTTTGGCTTCTTCGGCCAATGTGGAAATGCCTCCGGGACCGAATGGATTATCGATTTTGTTCCCTCGTTCGCTCGCGTTGAACGCGCCACCATACTCAACTTCCTTGGGTGAGAATCTGATGTACGCAGGCACTTCCGAAGTCCCAACAACACTCGGCCATCTCAGTGATCCAAATTTGAGTTGTTTACGTCTTGCTTTTCCTGCCATTTTGTGTTCTCACTTTCAAGTTAAATAGGGTATGGCATATAAAGGAAAAATAACCAACCTCAACAACCCACAGAAATATGTGGGGGATATCGATAAAATTGTGTATCGCAGTCTCTGGGAAAGAAACGCAATGCGATGGGTTGACGACAACCCGAATATTATTGAATGGGCTTCCGAAGAGATGGTGGTTCCTTACCAACACCCTATTTACGGTAGGAGAGCGAAGTATTACCCAGACCTCTTTTTGAAGATGAGTGATGGAACATATCGCGTTATCGAAATAAAGCCAGCGAAGGAGACCGTTGCGCCAAGCCCGAAACGGGCGAAGACGAAACGATTCTACTCTGACGTCGCGACGTGGGCCATCAACTCGGAGAAATGGAAAGAAGCCACCCTTCTCTGCAAAAAGAATAACATGACATTTGAGGTCTGGACAGAGGACACGCTCGAAAGCATGGGCATCTCAACGAACTCAAAGTCGGTCTCACAGTCAATACTATTACGTGAATCGTCTTCACGCCCGAAACTCAAGAAGGTCGCAGCCCGTAAACCCAAACCGAGGGCCAAGGCAAGGCCAAGACCCGTTAGGAAGAGTTAGCGGTTACCGAAGCCCTTCTTCACTGTTCTGTTGCTTGTTCCCGAAGCCGTCCCCATTTCCCCAACAATCCCCATACTTCCGTTGCTTGTGTTGTTGTTCTGAATCACAGTTGCGCCGCCACCCGAAGCCATCGTCGCTTGAACACCGCTCATCCTGCTCAATAATTCCATCACGAGATCTTTGTTCGCTGAGTTGCTCAGGAATGCGGCCACTTCGTCGATTGAGATATTCTTCTCAACGTCAGCACCACTTGAACCGAACATTCCTTTGAAGCTCGACCATGCATTTTCTGCTGTTTCTTTTCCGACTTCAACCGCACTTGAGAATCCTGCTTTCAAGTCGTCGATTGATGGAATCCAGCCCATGATCTGCTCTTTCAGGTTGTCCTTGAACTCAGAGAGTTTGTCGGTGATTGAATCCCAAAGATTCCCGCCGCCCTCAACCGCAAAATCGAACCAACCAGTCACCAATCCAATCGCCTTACCCCACAGACCGAAGTACCCCTCGAAGAAGACTGTCACAAGTCCTTTTTTCTCACCGTCTTCAGCTTCAACATCAACGCCGAACCAACCAGCAATCATATTCCTCACTGAGTCATAAAGCGCGTATAATTTGTCTTTCATAATGGACACGAGAGTCTTCGTGTTCCCTTCTGCGTCAAGATCACCCACACCAAACCATGCTTGCAACTTATCCCCGACCCATGCGACAATCTCATCCCAATATGTTGCAATCAGAATCGCGATTCCCGCAACGGCAACCAGTCCGATGAGCATCGGGCCACCAAGGACGGCCAAGAGTGTCTTACCAATAAACATCGCAAGTTTCCCGAGAGCCTGACCAGCAAAACCACCAATGATTCCGAGAAGTTGTGGGAGGAGTTTCACTCCGATCGCAGCCCAGACCAATGGACTACTCAGAAGCGTCCAGATCGACCCGAACAGACCAGAGAACAATCCCTGGAACCCTTCAACAATGTTTCCTTCGTTGAGAGCTTTTCCACCTTCGATCATATTCTTGACGTTGTCGAAGAGGCCACCAATGACGTCAATGACCTTGTCTTTGAGCCAGATTGCAATGTCTGTTATGACCATCACTTTGTCGTGGATTGATTCCGCTAATTCTTTGAGTTCACCTTCACCAAGACCCATGAACGAGCCAATGACGTTCGCCAGACCAGCTGAGATCTTTTCGGGCCAACCAGCTTTCCCTTCGAACCATTCCATTGATTTATTCATACCTTCGATAAACTTCGTGAACGCCTGGAGACCCAAAACGACAGCACCAGCCATTTTCACTGCATCCCAAATACCCCCAAGACCAGCTTGAATCTTCCTTCCGGCACTCTCACCCATCGAAGACCCTTTCGCCTTCCCGCTTTCACCGAGGCTTGAGAACATCTTTTTGAGTTTTTCTTTGAAGTCCATTCCGAACTTATCATTGAACGCAAGGCCAAACGCTTCACGAGTGGTCTTCCCGTCATCTTTCATATACCCGAGCATGTTCGAGAAGATCTTTGTCTTCCTTTCTTCCTGGGCCGCCAACATTTTCTCAGCAGTTTCAGTTTTTATCCGCATGAACTCGTTTTGTTTTTCGACGTCATCACCAAGAGCTCTGAACTCAGCCAGTAATTCCGGTGACGCTGCACTCAACGCCCCTAGTTGCTCTCTTTTCGCAAGTTCAAGTTCGTTGATCTTCGTGAGAACATCCATCTTGGAATCTTCGTTGCTTTTGACAATCGCTTTCCGAACTTCACCAGTGGAGTCAAACGAGAGCATTCGGGTGTGTCCCGATTTCTTCTTGTCGTCCTTTGATGTTTCAAGTGCCATTTGTTTGTCGGCAACTTCGCCCATGGCTTTCACCACGCCTGCGAGATTTTTGATTTCGTCGTTTATCTTAGCCATTTTTGTTATTTTTTGCCTTTTCGTTTTCTTCTTTAATGTGCTGTTTAAGAAGTTCTAGATAAATGTCCCTTTCCCAAGGAATCAAGTTTTCAATCTCCGGCAAGCTCCAACTATGATGTTGCTTTAGATTGAAGTTCAACCGATAAAAGTTGAACAGATCGATGTGGGAAAGGCATACTAGAAAAAATTCATTAGTCCCTCGAGAATAATCTCATTGGATTTTTCACAGCCTTCACATTTGAACTTTACTTCCTTCTGAAGCTTTGGTTGAGTCTCAAAGAACTCCTGTAGCTTCCGGAAATCAGCAGCCGAGATTTGCTCAAGGATTGCCATCACATCGTCAAACTCACCAGGACCGATGTCATAGGTTTCTTCGCCATAAAACACTGTCTCAATGGATTTCGCGACAATGCCCAACAGCTCGGTGATGTTTTCTTTATTCTCAACGTTCGCTATTTCGCCAAGGTCAATGAACTTCATCTTGAACATCAAATCGTCTGAGATTTTCACCATGTCGGTATGTTCTTCGTTGAAGTAAACTTCCACTTTTGAGATGTCAACGCTGACCTTGTTCTTGTGAGCACACTCGGTGCATGGAATGATCAGTTCTGACACTTCACCAACGGAGATTGACCTCAGTCGAAGAAAGAGATATTCCAGATCAAACGATTCAAGTTTGGTTGCATCAACAGGGTCAACGCATGATGAGATCACGTCCCTGAGTGCTTGAACCATCTGGGTGTTGTCTTTTGATTCACTTGCGATCAACAAAACTTTTTCGTCCATCACTTTGAATGGGGTGATCTTCACCTTCACTTGTGTTGATGGGATGATTGCGTCATAACGAGGCGCGGATATTTTTATATTCTTTAAACTCATGATTTATTTGATTCTCTCATAATTTCTAAACTTCCATGTGATGTCTAATTCGAGCAGATTCCCTTCTGCCGTCAGTTCGCTCGCGCCAATGTTAGTTGGATAAGCTTCGGAAAATTTGTAACGGGCCATCTCTTGAGTGCCACCTGCTGAATACTTCACGACTTCAACGTGTCCGATATAGTCGTTGTAGTATCCATGTTTTTTTGTCTTCGGGTCGAAAATGACGTCCTGCCATGATTCGAAGAAGTCACGTTCTCTCAGGTCTTCTGAGCATATGAATCTCGTCGTGAAATCCGTATGAACGTGTTTGATACCCAAGCTCCTCGGTTCGCCGTACTCTTCAAACTCCATGTTGAGGATGTCACGGCTCGGAATGGAACATGATATCGCATAAATCGAAAGAGCATTGAGTGATCCTTGATCCGAGATGATCTTGTCAGTAACGGGTTGGCCGACAATACGTGAGCCATAAACCGCCGCCTGATTGTTGTTCGGGTCGATCGCGTCATTCCCGAAGTCAGCAGCAACGAAGTTCCCGCCCTTGAAGAGAATGTCCTTCATGAGGATTCCAGATTTGCTCATTTGAGAAGGAGGATAAATCTTCAGTTCCCATTTGTTGGTTCTGGCTACTCCCTGTCGATCAACTTGTGATTTGAAATCTGATATGTTCACGTCTTACTCCTGGAATTACTCCAAACTTTTTTGTTATTCGCGCCTTGGAAACTCTCGAACGGCAACGATATTGCAATCTCCCAATCAGCTTTCGGAATTACCACTGGCTTCGAGACCAGTTGCTTCGCGAGATACCGTTTGAGGCATGGAGCCGTCAATGGACTACTCTCGAGCTTCGCCACGATCTGACTGAGGTTCGTCTTCTTGACATTCAGGTCAGAAAGAAGCTCAGCCCGAAGTATGGGCGGGAGATAGTGGAGGTTCGCACCATACCAACCATCGGCTGTCGGTTTAAGCATAATTATTAACGGATGCATGTCCCAAAACGGTAATTTATCTTTGGTTTTCGCTATATAAGAGTACGTCACCATTGACCCTGGAACCATGCGCTGTTTCTTGATGCCATTTGTCACGGTATCGAGGTTATTTATTTTACGCTGACCCTGTCGGATAGTTGTTCTGAACCATTCGATCGACTGTTTCGTGTTCCTTCGAATACCTGCATTCTCGGCGGCATCTTTGTATGTTTTAAATATTTTGCTTTGCATAGTTTATTTACTTGACCTAAATACTATAACACTTACGGAGGTTCACAAAATGAACATAGAAATAAATGAAGATTTGTTATCATCAGGAAGATTAGCTTGGAACGAACTCGACGAGATCTTCCATGAAGAACATATCCCATACTCAACAAACAAAACCTTTGAACCGTTTTTCAAGAACATGATTGACAAACTTTTCGAAGAATCAACCGAGGCCTAAAATGCCAACATACGTATTCCACGATACTGAAACTGATAAAACATTTGAAGTATTTATGAAAAATTATGAGGAGAAAGTTAAACTCCTTGAAGAAAATAGCCATATCAAATCTGTCTTGACCGCATCAAACTTGATCGGTGGAGTTTCAATGGATTCAGGTAAACTTCCTGATGGCTTCAAAGATAAGCTTAGGCTCATCAAACAACAACATCCACTTGCGGACGGAGTTTCACACTTAATATGAGTATCACTGCCACTGAAGCAAAGTTCCTGCATGACACCATGCGTCTCATCAGGACTAAAATCGAACTTCCAGAACAGGAAGATGAACTACTTTTCACTAACCCAACCCCGAAGGAGATCTTTCAGCACTTGGAAGAGCACGTCGTCGGACAAACCCATGCGAAGAAAGTACTTTCAGTTGCAGCACACAATCATTATAAGCGATTGATGATCTGGAAGGAATCAAACTTCGAGACCAAGCTTGACAAGACGAACTGTCTCATCCTTGGACCAACTGGAACAGGCAAAACCTTCCTCGTGAAGAATCTGGCCAAGTTCCTGAATGTTCCATACTACATCGCTGATGCAAACTCACTGACCGCCTCTGGCTATGTCGGAAAGGATGTTGATTCGTTGATTGAAGGATTGATTGATGCGAGTCAAGGCAACTATGACGCGGCAGCAACCGGAATCATCTTCATTGATGAGTTCGACAAGGTGTCACGGAAGAGTCTGTCAGGCGGCAAAAAGGATGTCGGCGGAGAATCTGTCCAGCAGTCACTTCTGAAGATGATTGAAGGAAACGAGATTGAGATTGAGCGTCAACAGGGCATGAGTAAGGTTCGCATTCGAATCGACACCTCAAATATCCTGTTCATCCTCGGTGGTGCGTTCGTTGGACTTGAAGACATCATCGCGAAGCGACTTGACGTTGGCCCACAGACATCCATTGGATTCGGTGTGTCAATCGAGAAGACCGTTCCTGATAAATCATTGTTGCATCAAGTGACTCCGGATGACCTTCAGAAGTTCGGATTCATTCCAGAAATACTTGGGCGTATCCCGCTCATGGCAGTCTTGAATGAGCTGACCGAAGATGACCTCATCAACATCATGACGAACGTCAACAACAATCAGATCTCTCAGTACAAAAATCTGTTTGAGTTCTCTGGAAAAACCGTAAACTTCGATAATGAAGCAATATTGGAAATCGCTAAGTTCACCAAAAAGCAAGGCACTGGAGCGAGGGGACTTCGTTCGATCGTTGAGAACATTCTCCTTGAGAAGATGTTCGAGTTGGAAGATGCCAATGTCACGAAAGGTGATGTTGATCTGGTGAAGGATCGCTTCTCAAATAATTCGGAATAGACTCAAGTTTATTTCAAATTAAAATAATTTCTGTTTGATTTTTACTATAACAAGTATAATGAAAATCAAACAGAAAGGCATCACCATGAAAAACGACTTCAAAATGAAGTTTGACCACAGACTTATCAACGAAATCAATGTTGAGCAGATCAACTCACCGAAAGGCCGGAGATATTCTGATGGTTCGTTCTCATATCCAAGTATCACCACAGTTCTCGGTGGAACTTCGGACAAGGCTCCATTGATCAAATGGCGTGAGCGCGTTGGTGAGGCCGAAGCTGAGAAGATCTCCAGGAACGCTGCTGCTCGCGGCACTGCAATGCACCAGTTGTGCGAAGATTACCTGATGAACGATGAGTTCACTGAGACAGGAAGCCCGATGGGTGAAATGCTCTTCAAGGGAATGAAGCCGAAGCTGGACCGAATCACTGATGTCCGCGCAAGCGAGAATATCTTGGTCTCTCATAAGCTTCAAATCGCAGGAACCGTTGATTGCATCGCGATGTTTGATGGTGTGTTGTCGATCATTGACTTCAAGACCTCAACTCGCCCGAAGCAGTTCGGTTGGATTCAGGACTATTTTATGCAGGGTGCATTTTACTTCACAGCATTCAACGAGATGACTGGTGAGATGCCAAAGCAAATCGTGATCTTGATCGCTGTTGAGGATGGAACTGTGCAAGAGTTCGTCGTGAAGGGAACTGACGTCATCAAACACGTCGAGCTTCTCAAAGACCGCCGGAAGCAATATGATCAAATTAAAATTACATAATCCCCACAAAACACTATAACAGTTTTATGGAAAACAAAAAGGAAATCAAATGCAACTCCTGACACCTTCAATAATCGAGAAGGCTGCAAACGACATCACGGGATTCTGGGAAACCTCAGAGCTCCATGATGCGGACAAGAAAA